AGCCCTAGCTGTAGATTCAGCTTGTATTGCCGCAGTGTTTCCACTAACTGAAGTCGCTAATGATGTGACATCTGAGGCAATCGCTGTGTCTGCTGTAGATCGTGCCGTGGTTTCAGCTACTACAGCCGCAACATTTTCATTTACAGTTGTAAGCATTGCCGCTATGGCAGACGCATTGGAGGAGTCTGCTGTTGTTCTAGCCGATGTCTCAGCAACTATTGCAGCAGAGTTAGTTCCTACAGTAGCTACTAGAGCAGTCAAATCCGTAGCTATACTAGTGTCGGCTGTAGTACGTGCTGTAGTCTCGCTTAAGATGGCAGCAGTGTTGTTTCCAACAGTAGTAGCCAAAGCAGTTACGTCACTTGCTATAGAAGTATCTGCACTGGTTCTTGCCGATGCCTCAGAAATGACAGCAGCAGCATTATTACCCACTGTTGTAGTCAGAGCAGTTACGTCATTTGCTATAGAAGTATCTGCTGTTGTTCTAGCTGAAGCTTCGCTAACGATAGCCGCAGCATTCGTCCCTACCGTTGCAGTCAAAGCCGTGATATCTGAGGCCAAAGATGCATCTGCTGTGGAACGTGCAGTAGTCTCTGAAAGTACGGCAGCAGTGTTAGTGCCTACCGTAGCTGCTAGTGCTGTAATGTCAGAAGCCAGTGAACTGTCTGCCGTAGACCTAGCGGATGTCTCTGCTACCACAGCCGCTGTGTTCGTCCCGACTACTGCTGTCAGTGCAGTTACGTCAGAAGCTATCGAGGTATCGGCAGTGGAACGTGCAGATGCTTCAGAGACAATGGCAGCAGTGTTAGTACCGACAGTGGTGGTTAAAGCCGTAATGTCAGAGGCTATCGAGGTATCTGCCGTAGACCTAGCCGTTGTCTCAGAGGTAATTGCCGCAGTGTTTCCACTAACTGTAGATGCCAAAGATGTCACGGTTGCTGCTATCGCAGTATCCGCTGTTGCTCTCACTGTAGACTCTGTGGCAATAGCCGCAGCATTGACCTGAGTAGCATTGTTGCCTGCCGCATTATTCACTGTGGCAATCATGTTAGTTACTTGAGTACTCAAAGCTGCAATATCTGAAGTTCTAGCTGTTGTCTCTGTGGATATAGCCGCAGAATTAGCCCCTGTAGAAGCTTGTATAGCGGTCAGCCTAGTACCAAGGGATTCTGTAGAACTTACTTTAGTTGTTGCTGTATCTAGAACAAACGCATCTCCTGCACCATTGGTTGCCCCCAGTAGCGACAAGGTTGTGGTTATTGCAGTATCACCTGAAACTCTCTGGCTAGACTCATTTGTAAATAAAGTTTCTAAACCAGTACCAGTGAATGAGCCTGCTAATATACTTGCTATGGCAGCAGCCCTAGATGATGCCTCTGCAAGGATATCTACGGCTAAACCATCAGTCACCGAGGTTATAGATAGCGCATTGGCTGTAATAGTTGACGCTAAACCATCAGTCACAGAAGTAATAGAATTAGCATTAGCCAGGATAGTGGCTGCTAGACCATTAGTGATGGAAGTCATATCTGTTGCATTAGCTATTATCGTGGCGGCAAGAGCATCAGAACTGGTAGTAATTGCTGCTGTTGTCGAGTCACTGACAGTATTGCCCGCAGTCTCTACCGCTGCATTGTTAGAATCACTGGCTTCCTTTTGAGTAACCAAAGTATTTTCTATGCGCTGCAATTCGTCACTTAGGTATTTTTCACTGGGTTCTGATAAGTAGCTTCTTCTAGGGTTATTTTTTAAGACAGGATTAACGTGTCGTTTATAGCCAAGGATGGGTAGCTGAGACATTCTATCTATCTCCTACCAGTTGTTAATACATCTAGGTCAAAGCCTAGGAAGCTAAAGTCCTTTGTATCTGCCACAGACATCTTGTAAGACAGATAGCGACCAGAGGCTCTAGTGTCTATCTTGTAATCTGTAGCACCATTAAATGTGATGCTAGAGCCGTATACAGGAGTGTCACCTATCAGGTCTGAAGACCCAAACGTAAAGTTAAATTCTTTGTTAGAGTTCTGTGTATCCACCTGTGGCACTATCTTAGAGATGACTTTATAGCCACTAAGAGGAGACATCTCATCTAGGTCTATACCTGTACGCTCTAGGTAAGGATTCTTATTGGCTTGAGCGTCCAGAGGGAAAGATAGCTTACCTGAGTCACTTAAGTCTAAGCCATATAGCTTGTCTGTGGTGATACCATCTGAACTAGAAGATTGGCCTACAAAAAGACTGTGGCTGTCATAGCCTGCTTCTTGGGTGTAGTAGCTACCACCAATGTCGTAACTAGAGGTGCTGCTCGCGTAGGTAGCGGTAGAACTAATAGTTCCTACAGTAGCACTTGATACATTTGGTAAATCCATGAATGACCAAGTTTGACTCTTATAGTTAAATACAGCAGCCCGATTACACCTGTCACCGTTGGTGTATTCAGCCATATCATCACCAGATACATAGCAGAACATAACCTCATCTAAGTCAGGGTTATGGTGTACAAAGCACCTGTCAGTTTTGGCTGTGTTTAAACCACCAAAGATGTAAGACTTAACTCGCTCATCAACAATAGATTGACGAGTGTGTGTATCGTGGATATAGATATCATCGTGGTCAAAGACATAGTGTGCGCCCTCAACCTCTGCAATACAGTTCTGGTTGATAACACCACAGTCACTAAAGAGTTTTCTAAAGTTGTGTATGAACGTACCACCCACAAACTCCATCAGCCACACTTGGTCTTTAGAGTACACAATGAAGTTAGTACCCAAAGTTAGGCCATCTACTATGGCTGTTTTCATTTGTACTAGGTCATTGAATCCTGCTGACTTGGTTGCGTCTGAGGCATCCCAACTGTCAGGGACTGAGTTAGCTAAAGCTAAGTTACTGTAGCGTATTCTGGAGGGGTAGCTAGTGCCTGTCTCAGTAGTATTGAGGGCTATCAGAAAGTCACCGTAGGCTCTAATGGAGACTGTACGCCAGTTAGTATCCCAGTTAGGTAGAGTAGCAAAAGATGTCCCACCATTAGCCATATAAACAGGGACTGCATCCACACGATTCAAGTAGGCTATATCAGCCAAATTAGTACCTGTGAAAGGGTTCTGCTTCGTACTAGTAGTAGAAAGAGTGCCTATCCTGGAGACTACACTACCATTGGAATATGCCTTGATATCGTAGGTGTCAGACACAATAACAATAGACGCAAAGCTACCACTAGAATTAGAAGGTACGCCATAGGTAAACCTTGGGCTGAAACTTAAAGAATCTTTAATCTTTCTAAAGACAGGTGACCGCCCTACCTTACCTTCATCAAATCTTACGTTCTTAGCTTTAGTGAACGCATTGATCGGGAGGGACGCAGGGCGTATGTCTGTGACTACACCTATGCTACCTACATCTCTAACTGGTAGAAGCTGTCCCATATATTGTGTTCCTTAAGTTATACACTGTTTCTTATACTGTACGTTTCCACATATAGACAACCACATAAGGCTGTATGATGTTGTGCGCCCCACCACCCCCAGTAGCATCCGTATTGACTGTAGAGAAACTAGAAGCACCATTGGCACTACCAGTAGAGCCAGTACCTGCAGGATTCTCAAAATTAGAGATACTGTGAGTGTGACTAGGGATTTCATCTATAGATAAGGTGTGGGTCTTAGCACCACCCAAAAGAACAGAACTACCGTCACCCGATGGAGCAACAAAGTCCGTATCTGGATCATCCGCATCATCGTGTCCTACTAAGACTCTACCTTGCCCAAAGGATACCCATGTACCACCAAAGTGAGTACTGGGGCTAGTAGAGACTATAGAGGTATAGATGCTACCCACTGGGTAGACTGCTAGTAAGGTAGCCGAAGCAGTAGCCGCACCTATTAATGTCCTAACTTCATCAGCCGTAATGCCTGTAGCCAATACAGGAGTCACTTCACCTTCTGAATCTGTACTAGTAATAATCGCAGAAGAATCTGTAAGACCAATGAGTGTCTTTATCTTGGCTGCTGTGATGCCTGTGTTAAAGGTGGCATTGGTGCCATCGGATACTATTGCAGTACTTTTGTTTAGTTCAGTAGGTGTCGCAGTGACTGCTGCATCTACATTAGGAAAAGTAGCTTTAACGGTGGCCTTGATGAGTCTTAGGTGTTCATCTGCCTGCGATAGAGCATCGGTAGCAGCAGGATTAGATGTGTTAAGACTATTGATGTAAGTACCAGTTTCAAGTGCCATTGAGGCTCTCTCCTATTCTTTGTGTATATCTATATAAAGTTCATGGGTAAGGAAGGCCATACGGATATACCGTAGCCGTCCATCTGGGGATACTGAGAGTTCTAACTCTGGCAACACATGGAAATAGCCGAATGCCTTATAGTCGTTTCTAAGGTTGAATCTCAAGGGGAGTACTCCTCTTTAAAAGGTCTAACAACAACAATAACAACAAGGGGTTTAACGGTATTTTTGAAGCCATTAGCCCATTTACCCATGCCCCATTGGTTTTTAGGCTAGGAATCCTACCGTTTTCTATAGTCTCGCAGCTAACTCATTGATTACTAAGGGTTTATTATGCAACGGATATATAATCTGTATGTAGTTCGCCTGTCATCCATTGTGTAACCATTAGACATTTGGCATTGCCTCTGTAAATTTTAGGGATGAGGCTATTTGTCTTCGTTACAAATGGGGTACCAGAGTCACCCTCACAGTTCACAT